CTCCAAGGGGACGAGCGCCTCGACGCGCGACGTCGCCGGGAACTGGCCCGCCGCCACCGGCGTCCTGACCCGCGCCCTGGGCGGGCTCCGCGCCCTGGCGGGCGCCTTCCCGGCCCAGAGCGGCGCCCTCACGCGGATTAAGCAGGGCGTCCGTGCGCTGGCCGGAGACTTCCCCGCCGCCACCGGGACGCTGGCCCGCCTCAAGCAGGGGGTGCGGTCCCTCACCGGATCGTTCCCGGCCCAGAGCGGGGCGCTCTCCCGGCTGATCGCCGTCACCCGCTCCCTGGCCGGGGACTGGCCCGCGGCCACCGGAACCTTGGCGCGTATCCAGGCCCGCACGCGCTCCCTGGCGGGCGACTGGCCCGCCGCGACGGGGACGCTGGCGGGAGAACTGGTCGGCAGCGGCGCCCGGTCCCTGGCCGGGGACTGGCCCGCGGCCACCGGGGCGCTCACCCGGCTGCTGGCGGCCCTGCGCTCCCTGGCGGGCGACTGGCCGGCGGCGAGCGGGGCGCTCACCCGTATCCAGGCCCGCACGCGGTCGCTGACGGGGGCGGTGCCCGCCGCGACCGGCGCGCTGTCCCGGATCGTGGTGGTGGTCCGCGACCTGGCCGGGAGTTTCCCCGCCCAGTCGGGGGCGCTCTCCCGGCTGAAGGGGGGCGTGCGGGGGCTGACGGGCGACTTCCCCGCCCAGAGCGGGGCGGTGGCGCGGCACTACGACGGGGCGCGGACGCTGGCGGGGGAGCAGGCGGCGGCGGTGGGCGCGGTGACGCGCCTGCTGGAGCTGCACCGGACGGCCGCGGGGGACTGGCCCGCGGCGACGGGCGGGGTGGTGTGGAGCCTCCCGTTCGGGGAGTACAGCGGACGGGTGACGATCGGCGACCGGCTCGTGGCCGGGGCGGCCGTGGGCGACCGGGCGACGGCGACCCTCCTCATCGGGGACGGGCCGGCGGCGAACACCAACTAGCGGAGAGGACGGACCGGATGAACGGAACGGTTGGCGTGCTGCCGGCGGCCAGCGGGGCGCTCGGCGCGGTGAAGACCTTCGACGCGGGGGCGCTGCGCCGCACCCTCGCGCGGGACGACGCGCGGGGGCACTACCGCCCCGAGCGGAAGGGGCTCCTGCTCGAGCACCGGACGGCGCGCACGCCCGTGCAGCAGCGGGCGCTGGCGTGGCTGCGCGACCACGTCCACTCCGCCCTCCCCCGGGCCTACTACCAGGCGGTCCTGGGGCACGACGCGCACCTCACGGCTTACGCCGAGCTGTACGTCAAGCACTACCACGCCACCCAGCCGGACCCGTTCACCGGGCGCATCGGCTGGACGGAGAACGTGGGGCGCGTCTCGCAGCAGAAGGTGACGACCGCCTTCCGCGACTTCATCGCGCTGATGCTGGTGACCGACGCCACCACCGTAGGCGATTTCAAGTACCACGAGGTGGGGACGGACAACACGGCCGAGGCGAACTCGCAGACGGCGCTGATCGCGACCTCGGGCATCGCTCGGGTGAGCGGCACGCAGACCAACCCGTCCGCGAGCACGTACCAGAGCGTGGCGACAGTTACCGCCGACTCGACTGAGACATGGCAAGAACATGGGCTGTTTAACGCTTCTACAAGCGGTACGCTTATGGACAGGTCTTTAATCTCTCCGACGGTTTCGGTGGTGTCTTTGGATACTGTGCAGTTCACGTATGTCCTCACGGTCAACGCGGAAGCCTAGGCAGTGTATCTAGGTAGCATCGCACGGCACAATCATGGTACACTCTCCTGGGAGGGTGATTACATGCTTGTGTCGTTCGTCTGCGAAACATGTGGAAAGACATGTGAGCGCGATGCTGCCGTGGTGCGCCGCCGGGGGGCGAGGTTCTGCGACAACCGCTGCTACACGCAGTCCCGCATCGGGAAGAAGCGCACGGACTACCGCCGCCTCGCGCACGTCGAGCAAGCCTGCCCGGTGTGCGGCAAGGTGTTCGTCCCGGGGACGGCCAAGACCGAGGGCGTGAAGCAGCGGTATCGGAAGGGCCAGCAGTTCTGTTCGTGGGAGTGCAGCCACAAGGCGCACTACCGGCGCGGGAGTGTCTGCGCTGAATTGTCCCCCACCGACGCCGCGTACCTGGCGGGCTTCTTCGACGGCGAGGGCAGTTTCGTGATCTTGCGCGGCGCGCACGGGAGCCCGAACAACACCTTCCGGGTCACCGTGTCCGGTTCCAAGGAGTCCGTGATCGCTTGGATCGCTGAGGTCACCGGGGTGGGGACGCGGGTCTACGCCAACCTGACCGCAAAGAACCCGAAGTGGGCGGAGAAGTGGACGTGGACGGCGCAGGCCGACGCCGCCGAGTCGTTCACCCGCCAACTGCTGCCCTACCTGAAGCTCAAGCGGGAGCAGGCGCAGTTGGGCGCGGACTTCCAGGAGCGGCTGCGTGACCCGAAGCTCAAGGCCGACCGGACGTGGCAGGAAGAGTGGCGCGACCGGATGCAGACCATGAACCGGCGCGGGCCGGTTGCGGTGGAGGAGACAGTCTGATGCCGAAGGTGAAGATCCTCAAGGACTTGTCGCACCCGGACTACGGCTACCTCGAGAAGGGGGACGTGGTGATCGTGTCCCGGGACTACGTGCGGGACTACGAGGCGCTCGGGCAGGCGGAGGAGGTGGACGAGGGCGAGGTGTCTCGCGCCGTGGGCTCCCCGCCCGTCCTGGAGATGCCCGCCGGGATGGCGCGGCGCAAGAAGGCCGCCGCCGAGCGGGAGTAGCCCGACGTGGCGATCCGCAGCTACGACGTGGGCGACCGCGTCCGCCTCGGCAACCCCAGCACGAACACCAGCACCACGGCCATCCTGGACGCGGACGGCGACGCGGTGGACCCGGCCCAGGTGACGCTCACCGTCACGGAGCCGGACGGCACGTCCACGGCCTACACCGTGGGCGGGGCGAACGCGCTGACCAAGGAGACGACGGGCCGGTACTACGCCGACGTCACCCTCGACGCGGCCGGCATCTGGTCGTATGCCCTGGCCGGGGCGGGCACCGCCGTGTTCACGGAGCAGGCGCAGCTGCACGTCCGGAAGTCGGTGACGGGGTGACCGGCCGATGACCCACGACCCCCGCGCCCCCGAGGACGCGCAGCGGGCGCAGCAGGCGGCCACCGCGGCCTGGTGCGGCTACGGCACCGGGCCGGAGGCGGTGCTCGAACTCAACCGCCTCCACGACCCGTACCACGTCGTCGCGGGGCGGCTGCTGGGGCAGCACTACTCGCCCACCCTGCGCTGGGTGGCGACGGGCTACCGGCAGCGGGCGCACCCCACCCGGCACGACGACGCCGTGGGCTTCGAGGAGAGCCTGGTGCTGGAGCTGCAGCGGTGGATGCGGACGGGGGAGTACGGCGGGACGATGCGCGTGCTGTGGACGCTCGGGTGGGACGAGGACGACGTGCGCGCCGCCCTCCGCAACGCCGTCGGGGAGGGGCGCCCGTGAGCCCGAAGTGGCGCCGTCGGCTGGCCGCGGGCGCCTTCTTCAGCACCCTCGTCCTGGCCCCGGTGTCGGCGTTCACGTTCGCCCGGGAGGAGCCGGTGACCGTGCTCGTCCTGTCGTGGCTGGCCCTGAGCCTGACGCTGCTCGACCTGTGGCAGACGACGGACGTCCGCACGCAGCAGGAGGGGGAGGGCGAGTAGATGGCCGCCGAGCTGGTGCCGGTCCCCACTGGGAGCAACGGCGGAAGAGTGGAGAACCTGCGGCCCTTCAAGAAGGGGCAGAGCGGGAACCCCGCCGGCCGCCCGAAGGGGGGCGCCGCCCTCGCCCGCCGCATCCAGCGCGCCACCAAGGACGGCGCCGTGGTCGTGGACTACCTGCTCAAGACGCTGCAGTACAGCCGCAGCCCCAAGGAGCGCACGGACGCCGCCGCCCTGCTCCTGGCCTACGGCTACGGCAAGCCGGTGCAGCCGGCCGAGCTGACGGGCGCCGAGGGCGGGGCGCTGGTGTTCCGGGTGGTGTACGAGGACCGGGCGGTCGATGGCGACGACGGCTGAGCGCGAGCGGGTCATCGCCCTGCCCCGGCGGCACGCCGCCCAACAGGAGGTAGTGCGTTCGTGTGCGAGGTTTAACGTCCTCGCATGCGGACGCCGAAAACGCTGGGGTAAAACCACGCTCGGCGTCGACCTGCTGGTGCCCCCGGCGCTGGAGGGCTACCCCGTCGCCTGGTTCGCGCCCACCTACAAGATGCTGACGGAGGTGTGGCGCGAGGTGCGCCGCGTCTTCCTGTCCGCCACGGAGCGCGTCAACGCCCAGGAGCACCGGCTCGAGCTGGTGACGGGCGGCGTGGTGGACATGTGGAGCCTGGACACGCCGAACACTGCGCGCGGGCGGCGCTACCGGCGCATCGTGGCGGACGAGGCGGCGATGGTGGCCGACCTGGAGGACGCCTGGAACGCCGTCCTGCGCCCCACGCTGGTGGACTACAAGGGCGACGCCTGGTTCCTCAGTACGCCCAAGGGCTACGGCTTCTTCCGCACCCTGTACGACGCGGGCCAAGACCCCGACCGGCCGGACTGGGCGTCCTGGCAGATGCCCACCACCAGCAACCCGCACATCGACCCCGCCGAGGTGGAGGCCGCCCGGCTCATGCTGCCCGAGCGCACCTACGCCCAGGAGTTCCTGGCGCAGTTCCTCGAGGACGGGGGCGGCGTGTTCCGCCGGGTGCGGGACGCGGCCACCGCGACGCCGCAGGACGGCCGGGTCGAGGGGCACCGCTACGTGGTGGGGGTGGACTGGGGGAAGGTCCAGGACTTCAACGTCACCGCCGTGGTGGACAGCACGACCCGGGAGCTGGTCGCCCTCGACCGGAGCAACCGCATCGACTACGCGGTGCAGCTGGGGCGGCTCACCGCGCTGTGCGAGCGGTTCAAGCCCGACCGGCTCATCGCCGAGCAGAACAGCATGGGCGAACCCCTCATCGAGCAGTTGCAGCGGAGCGGGCTGCCGGTGTGGCCCTTCCAGACCACGAACGCGAGCAAGGCGTCGGTGATCGACGGGCTGGCCCTGGCCTTCGAGCGCGGCGACCTCCGCATCCTGGACGACCCGGTGTTGCTGGGCGAACTGCTGGCGTACCAAGCGGAGCGGCTGCCCAGCGGGCTGCTGCGGTACGGCGCCCCGGCCGGGATGCACGACGACTGCGTGATCGCCCTCGCCCTCGCGTGGTCCGGCGCCACGGCCGTCAAGACGGAGGTCTGGTAGTTATGCCCCCGAACCCGCTCCGCGCCGTGCGCGACTTCCTCACCGGCGCCGACCTGCCCGCGCGGTTGCCCGCGCCCACGGTGGAGAACGGCGCGCTGCCCGCCGGCACGGCGCAGCAGAAGCTCTACTACTACGAGAACCCGTGGATCAGGCTCTCCCCCAACATGCTCGACTACACCGGGCCGCTCGTCCACGGGCCGGGCGCCTCGGCGTACTACGCCGGGCTGGGGCAGGCCCCCGTCGCCAGCAACAGCGCGGTGTACGCCTGCCTCGCCGTGATCGTGAAGGCGTACTGGGCGGCGCCCCTGCGCGTCTTCCGGAAGACGGACGACGGGGACGAGGAGTGGCTGGACGACCACCCCTTCCAGGAGCTGGCGGACGACCCGCACGAGGGCCTGACGAAGCGCGAGGTGGACTTCTGGCGCCTGTTCTGCGTCCACATCCACGGGAACGCCTACTTCCGCAAGGTCCGCACCGGGCGGGGCAACCCCCGCTTCGTGCAGCTCCTGTCCCCCACCAAGGTGGCGCCGGTCACCACCAAGGAGGACCGGGCGCGGGGGGTGTTCATCTCGCACTACGTCCACGAGTACGAGGCGGGCAAGTTCGAGGACATCCCCGTCGAGGACATCGTCCACTTCCGCCTGGGGATCGACGACGCCGACCACCGGCTGGGCCTGTCCCCCCTCCAGCGGGTGATCCGGGAGGTGTGCACCGACGCGGAGGCGATGTCCTTCACCGAGTCCCTGCTGAAGAACATGGGCGCCGTCGGGCTGGTGGTCACCCTGCCCCCCAACGTGCCCATGACGCGGGAGGAGGCCGAAGACCTCCGGCAGCGCATCGACGACAAGTTCGCCAACGAGGGCAGGGGGAGGACGAGCGTCCTGACCAACGGGGCGACGATGGCGCAGACGGGCTTCAACCCGCAGCAGATGAACCTCAAGGACATCCACCGCATCCCGGAGGAGCGCATCGCCGCCGTGCTGGGGGTGCACCCGATGGTGGCGGGCCTGGGCGCGGGGCTCGAGCGGTCGACGTTCAGCAACTACGCCGAGGCGCGCGACGCCCTCTACGAGCAGACCATCGTGCCCCTCTACGAGGCGGACGCCGCCACGTGGGAGAAGCACGTCCTGCGGCCCGACTTCGACACGGACAAGGCGGTCCACGTCAAGTACGACACGACCGACGTCGCCGCGCTGCAGGACGACCTGAACGAGGTCTACGTCCGGCTGTCCCTCGCCGTGGAGAAGAAGTGGATCAAGCGCAACGAGGCGCGGAGCGAGGTGGGGCTGCCCCCGGTGGAGGGGTGGGACGAGGAGGACGAGGCGCCGCCCCCGGTGCCCATGCTGCCCCCGCCCGGTGGTGACGGCGAGGAAGAGGACGAGGAAGAACGCGCGAGGCGCAACCAGCGGGCGGAAGAGGCGATGCGTCGCTTCACGGAACCCGCCGACGAGGCCACGCTGGCGGCCGAGCGCAAGGCGCGGTCGCTGCGGGCGTTCCCGGGGCTGCTGGACGCGGTGCACGACCTGGCCGCGCCGCTGGTGGAGCAAGACCTGGCGTCCTACCTGGCGGGGCAGCGGGCCAGGGTGACGGGCCGACTGAAGCGGGGAGGGTGAGGTGCCGCAGGACGTGAAGACGATGCGGAGCGTCTTCGAGAAGCTGCGCCAGAACCGGCACATGTGGTGGCCGCTGCCCCTGCCCTGGTTGCTGGGCACGACGGCGGCGGGACGACCGAAGCGGGGCTGACGGTGCCCAAGTTCGAGGAGGCGGTGATCGAGATGGCCGAGAAGCGGAAGCGGACGTACACCGAGGCGGAGACGCAGGCGCAGCGGATGGCGGTGATGGCCGCCGTCGAGAACGGGAAGACCTTCGAGCAGGCGGCCAAGGAGGCGGAGGTGCCGGTCGGGCGGGCGAAGTGGCTGTACCGCCAGGGCGTGGCGCTGCAGCACTCCACCGAGCAGACCAGCGTCAGCACCGACCCGCTGCCCGAGGTCTGATGCCCGACCTCGAGGCCGTCTACCACTCAGAAGAGGAACAGGAGCGGCTCGCCCTCATCCTCTTCGCCCGGTACGAGCGGATGCTGGCCGTCGTCCACCGGCTGGTGGAGAGCGCGTTCCCCGAGCTGAACGCCGACGAGTTCCGCCTGGACGACGCCGCCACGCGGAAGATGCTGGCCGTGGCCGCCGGGCGCGTGGTCATGATCGACGAGGCCACCCGCAACGCCTTGCGGGAGGTGCTGCAGGAGGGCCAGCGGCGCGGGTACTCCGACAAGCAGATCGCGGACGGCGTGCCCGAGGAGGGGTACGGCGGGGTCGACGGACTGTACCTCAACACCTGGAAGTCCCGGGCGGCGACGATCGCGCGGACGGAGGTGGCGAACGCCCAGATTGAGGCGAGCCTGGACCGGTACGCGGCGACGGGGCTGGTCACGAAGGTGGAGCTGGTGGAGCACACCGACACGGACGACGAGTGCGCTGCCAGGAACGGGCGGGTGGTGCCCCTCGCGTCTCGACCCCAACTCAACCACCCCAACTGCCTACCGGGCGACGCGCTGGTGTGGGCACCAGATGTGGTCGGTATGACGATCCGGCAGTACGAAGGGAAAATGGTTGTCCTCCGCACAGCCACGGATGATCTCCTCACCTGTACCCCGAACCACCCGGTACTGACGGACCGCGGCTGGCTGGCTGCGGGAGCCCTCCGCGAAGGCGAGTACATATTCCGTCGCGCCGCTGGTCAGGGGGAACTGCTCGCTGACGCACTCCACGATGACGACGTGCCAACCCGCATCGAGGAGATAGCGCGTGCGCTCTTGGTGGCGGGCGGCGGCGCTGCCCTGACGGTGCCAGGCGCCGCCCCACAGTTCCACGGCGACGGACGACCCGGAGATGTCCACGTTGTATGGGCCGATGGCCCGCCCGAGCGCGAAGTCGCCGCCTCGGTGCGTCAGCCACTCGTGCAGTTGGAGGTCGAGGGGCGATACCCCGAGCGCGTCCCGCTCTCTGGTGCGGGCGCGGGCGATCTTCTCCGGCATCGGGACGGTGCGCCCGCGCACGGCATCGTGCGCCGCGCGGGTGATGGCCCGCCGCTCCTCGGGCGTCGAGCGGCTCATCCGCAAGCGCATCGCCTCGCTGCCGGTGCGCGTCAGGCCGGCGGCTCTGATCCACTTCGAGGCAGAGGCGGCGGCGGCGCCGTACAGCGCGCCGATGTCCGTACACGTCAGGCCCTCATCGACGTAGAGACGGCGCAGGGTGGAGGCGTCGGGGTACTTGCCCCGCCGCATGTCGTACCCGGCGGCCCGCAGTTTCCGGTGCAGCGTGGTGGTGCCGATGCCGGCCTCCTTCGCTACGGCGCCGAGCCTTCCTACCTCCCGGTAGCGGCGGTACAGGTCGTCGAGGTTCGGCACGTCGATTTTGCGGACCATGTTTACAACCTTGAGACACGGAATGGATGGTACGTGGCACAAGGGATTATAACACACAACTGCCGGCTGTCGATCATCCCGGTGGTGGAGGACGCAGCGTGACGGACAGCTGGGAGGAGGGCGAAGTCATCTATCAGCAAGGGCGTCTCTTGGACGCACTCAAGGCGCTGGTGGCGGTGGAGCCGGTGGCCGCTGGTGACCTCGCCCACTACTGCGTCTACTGCGAGGGCCTGAGCGGGCGGCCGAGCGATACCGGCGTCATCCACGCCCCGGACTGCGTGTGGGTGGCGGCGAAGGCGCTGGTCGAGGAGGTCGGGGAATGACCCTCACCGCGCTGCCCCGCGTGCTCGGCCCCGACGGGCGGCCCATCCGGCTCGACCCCGACCTCGACGCGCCGCTCATCGGCCCCTCCGTCATGGCCCTCGTCGGCCGGCAGACGGCGTGCGAGATGTGGCGGATCTGGCAGCCCTACGCCCAGCTCCAGCTCCACGGCTACCCGGCGGAGTGGGGGTGGAAGGACGACCGCAAGACGGCCGACTTCTGGGGCCTGTTCGACGCCATCATCCTGTGCCGCCTCTCGTGGTACGGCAGCACCCGCAGCGTCGGCCGCAAGTGGTTCGACGTCGTCAAGCGGGCGGGCAAGCGGGTGTTCTACGAGTGCGACGACGACCTCTTTAGCCCGTTCATGGTGCGCCAGCAGAAGGCGGGCATCGCCGCCGAGGAGACGGTCGAGAACCTGGAGGCGCAGCGCCAAGAGAGCGTCTGGACGATGCAACAGTGCGACGGGGTGACCGTCACCACCCAGCGCCTCGCCTCCGTCGTCCGCACCTTCACGGACGCGCCCGTCGCCGTGGTGCCCAACGCCATCGACGCCGCCTGGTTCCAAGCCGTCCAGGCGCACGGGAAGCGCCCCGTCGAGGGGCTGACCATCGGCTGGGCGGGGGGCAACCGGCCGGACGGCGACCTGCGGGAGATGGCCGTGGCGTGGGGCCGCATCGCCGAGCGGTACCCGGACGTGACGTTCCTCCTGTTCGGGCACCAGCCCGCCGTGGTGAGCGAGCACGTCCCCGAGCGCAGGATCAAGCGCATCCCGTGGATGCGGCAGGACGAGTACCCGCTGGGGCTGGTGGGGACGGACATCGGGTGCTGCCCGCTGGAGGACCGCCCCTTCAACAGGTGCAAGACCCCCATCAAGGCGTGGGAGTACGCCCTGTCGGGGGCGGCGGTGGTGGCCTCGTCCACGGTCTACAGCCAGTGCATCCGCGAAGACGGAAAGAACGGGCGTCTCGCTAACACGGCCGATCAGTGGGAAGAGGAGTTGTCCGTCCTGCTGGACTATGAGGACGAGCGCCGGGAAGTGGCCGCCAACCTCAAGGCGGACGTGCTCGACAAGTGGAGCCTGAAGAAGAACTACCGGCGCTGGCCGGAGGCGTGGCGCCGGCTGATCGAGGAGGGGGCGTAGTGGCGACGGTGTACGCGGTGATCGAGTACCTGCCCATCGGGGCGTCGGGCGCGGGCGTCGCCAGCGAGGCGGTGCTGAGCGAGCACCCCACGCCGGAGGGGGCCATCGCGGCGAAGCACGCGCTGTACGCGGAGCGGCCCGAGCTGGTGGGGTGCCTGGCGATCCGGTCGGGCGCGGCGACGCTTCCGGCGCACGGGCACGACCTCGTGATGGACGGGGTCGAGCTGGGGCGGGAGATCGCCGTCACCGTGCGGGCGAAGGCGGAGGCCGCGGCGGTGCTGGCGCGGGTAGAGGGGGCGAGCGATGAAGAAGGTGGAGATGTCGGTGGCGGGGCTCACGCTCCTGCTGGGGCGGGCGGAGTCGGCGCTGGAGTTGTGGGAGATCGTCTGGGACGGCACCGGGGAGACGCCGAACGCGACCTACCGCGACCTGGCCGAGGCGGTGCGCGAGGCGCGGGACCGGCTCGGGCTTCCGGCTCGTCAGCCGAAGCCGCCCCGCCCGCGCCGTGAGCCCCCGCCGCCCCGGGCGGATCTGCACGCCCTCCGCA